CAGCTTCATCTATATCATCCATTTCTTCTTCAACAGTAGATTTACCTACTTTATGAGGTTGTGGGTTAACAGGACCCCCATCAGCATCCATATTATATGAAGGTGAATTTTGTCTTCTAAATGAAACAGCATCTGCTTCATCTAAATCATCTTTCATTTCAGCTAAAATTCTTTCTTTAATTTGAGCTTTAAATTCTTTAACTGTAATTTTTGAAGATTTTTTTTCTCCTTCTTTAACGACATCTTTTTTAAAGTCTTTTTTTAGCTTAGCTAATTTCTTTTCATTATCTTCAATGTCTTTTTTAAGATCTTTTATATGGTCTCTATCATCACGGATAGCACCTTCCATACGTTTTTGTTCTTCCTCATTGCCTTTTTTACTGTCTTGTTTTTCAGTTAAAAGTGGGTTGTTTTTTAAGTAATTTCTGTAGTTAAATTCGTTTGCCATTTTAGTGTTTATTTTGTTATAAATATATAAAAATTTATTATTATTAATTATTTTTTAAGTGAGTTAAATATTTTTCCTTTTAATTCCATTAGATCTGGACCTGCTGGTTTATTTCTTGATTTTCCATCTGGTGTATAACCACAAGATCCTTCCTTTATATCATCCATCATTCTTTGTTTTAAAGCAGCCATAATAGCAAATATAGCATCTTGCTCTGAGTAGTCATATCTTTTAGCCATTGCTTTAATAAAACCATTTACCTTTCTAGATACTTCTGGATTGAGTGCTTCATTTAATGATTCATTCATATCATACTGGTTAATTTGTTTTTTAACTCTGTATAATTTATCTTCTAATTTATTTAGCATACTACCATATCTATTAGCTATTTCTCCTCCTTCTGGCTCTGCTTCTTGCTCCATGTCTCTGTATAATTGAGCAATTCTGTCTTCTAAATCTTTTTGTTCATCTCTTAAATACATAACATCTTCAAAATCTAATCCACCTCTAGATGGTTCTGGTTGTTTATCTTTTGCTATTTTTGCTGCTCTTGCTTTTACTAAAGCAGGATCATTAACATCTATTTCTTTTAAATTACCGGGTAAACCAAAATCTCCAAATTCATCACCTTTCATGTCTATAAAATCATCTGATACTACAAATAATTTTACTTTACCATTCTCTAAATCTGTAACTTCAATATCTTCTACATCATATTTATTTTGAAGCATAGTGGCTATGTTGTTCATTATTAGTAGAGCTCTTTCTGAACTTAATCTTCTAATTTGACCTGTCATTGTTTCTTGACCAAGTGCCATAGTAGCACCTCCAGAACCAATATCATAATCTATAAATACATTTAAGAAATTAGGATTATTTTTATCTTTTTTAGCTCTAGGTGAAGATACTCTTCTATAATCTTCAATGCTTTTTTCATTTAAATAAGGTTGTTCACCATCTTCATCATATGCTGTAAAAGTAGAACTGCGCATAGCATCAGTTTCTTTTTGAGAATTACTTTTAAATTCTCTAATGTATTGCTCTCTAAAATATTTAGTTAATGAAAAATCTTTTGCCATAATAATATATTACTTTTGTTATAAATATATAAAAAATATATAAAATATGCGAGAATTATTTTTTTAAGTTTTCTAAGTACTTTATAGTTTTTTCTAATTCTTTTATAACTCTTTTTTCATCATAACCCCCAACCCATTTTTCAACATCTCCTTGTTCTGTTATATAAGATTTATTAGATGTAGTTAATTGATCTTCAACAAAGTCCTTAAAATCTTTAATAAAAATGTCTAAATCTGAATTATGTATATTTTTTTCGTACACTTCCCAAGCTCCTGCTCTTTTTAAATCTGTAGCAAATTTTAAAAAACAATCATAACATTTTTTATGAAATTTATAATAACCAGAATCAAATTTATGTTTCATTTGTTTTTTACAATTAGGACAAAATAAAGGAATTTTTATTGATTTTTTTATTTCATCATATTTAGTAATATTTTGTTTGATACCTTCTTTAATGGTCCATTTTCGACCATTTTCTTCCCAAATATCACCTTCTTTATAAAATGTATCTTTTTTAGTATAACCTATTCCTTCAGTAGTTCTGTTCCCACTTTTTCCTTGTATTAAATTTCGGGCACGTTGAACATCCTTTTTTGAAAATTCTTTTCTTAAAACATTGTCTTGACTCATAAGCCTAATTCTTTTAATTTATTTATTGTTGAAGCTGTGTCAGTATGTAATACACCAATTCCACCAGCTTTTATCCATTGATCTATATTTGACTCTCTATCATCAATTAATATACTATTAGGATCTGCATAGTTTTGTTTATTAGCAGCTCTAGCTAATATTAGTTTAGTTGAAGGTAAATTTCTTTGTCTCCAAATTCTTTTTCCCATTTTCGAATGATCAGCTCTTGAGGGAGATGATAATAAAGTTGGATTATAAGACTTAATATAATCCCATAATTGTTTACCATCAGACATCCAATCCATTCCTACCCAAAATCTTACTCCTGTACCATCAACTAATTCCCAAAATTTATCTTTACCAAACTTTTGTTCATATTCCGTTGGAGGTATTCCATTTGAAAATCTTTTAAACCTTTTATTAAAATCAACTAATACTCCATCCATATCTGAGTATATTGTGTATTCTTTGTTTATATTTTCTTTAATATTTTTCTTTTTGTTTTTTAAACGTTGAGTTTTTCTTTTAGATGCTTCTTTACGTTGTTTAATATAATCAAATGCAGATTTAAGTTTCTTTTTTTTCTTAGGATCCTTAGTTCTACCTAATGCTGCTCTAACTCTTTGATGTATTAAATTAATAATTTGAGATTGTCTAGCGTGTGATTTATTTTTAAAAGAAGATTTATTTAAAGTATCAACTACATCTTGTCTTGTTGAAAATTTTATTCCTACAGTATCCTTTGGATTTTCATCTGTGTATAATCTACGACTTGATCCTTTAGGTTTTTTACCTGTTCCTTTTTTAGGATCAGCTTCATTTAATGGTTTACCTATTTCATAAGGTATACCTTTTTCTTTTAAAGCATTTTCATATTCTTCATTTGATTCAGGTAATACTACTTTAATTATATATTTAGATAAATTTGTAACATTTGTATCAATTACCTCTTCCATTTCATCATATTGACTTATCTCTTCATAATCGGGATTATCTGAAGTATCTTTATATGGTCTAATTTTATATTTAGTACGTAATTTATCTTTATCAAGAATAAAATAAGGTTGATCTCCTAACCATTCTGTGGCGTATGAATCTAAACTACGAGTTAAACTTATAGGACCCTTTAACATATCATCATCTAAAACGTCTAATAAGTATTGGGTAAAATGGTATAAAACACCAAATTGTGGACCTTCATTAACATTAGTTGTTGTTTTTAATGTTTTAGCTAATTGTAATGCTTTATAATATTTTTGATTTTTATCTCCTAACTGAGCACCTTTTTTATCAGGATCTTTATCCATTTTCTTTAAACGAGCAATTTCTTTATTAATTAGGGATAATGGAATTTTTTTATCTTTAGGAATACCTAATCTTTTTCTAACAGTACCTTGTTTCAAACTACCTGCTTTTTTTCCTTTAGCAGCCATTTTTTCATAAGTATCTCCTTCTTTTAATTCTTCCTCTAATCCTCGAGCTAATTCAAGAGCATAAGCATTTAAACCAAATGGATCTTTATTTTTCTTTTCATTTATACTATCAGTCCAATTTCTAAATGTCATTGTACCTACTAAATTAGCTTCTTGTTCAATTTTATCTAAATTAACATCTTCAGTAGTATCAGTTGTTTGAACATCACCTAATCTATCTTCTAAAAATTGAGTATGATGAACCATTTCATGGGAAAATGATCTAACTATATCTTTGGGATGTCTACCTTCTGTATACAAAACTATAGTTTGAGTATTAGGATCATAATAAGCTGTTTTTCCAAAAAAATCTTTTGCATTTTCAGAATCACCATCTACAAATTCTACTTTAGGTAAAGGTTCTATATTTCTACCTTTTTCTATCATATAATCCGTTAAATCTTGAATCATTTGTTTATAATCTATATCTTTAGAATATGTAGCATTTTCATTTAATACAGGTGAAACTATGTCAAATACCATACTTTTATCTTCTTTTGATAAAATATCTGGTAGAAATGGGGTAAAATATAATTTTCCCTTTTTAGCTGCTTCTCTAGCATTTCTACCTCTCATACCTTCATCTTGTGTAGTAACAACCTTTAAATCTAAATTATTATATTTTTCAGGATTTTTCTTTAATGCTTTTGCTCTATCTATTATATCTTTTTCATCATCATCAGCTCCTTCTCTTTTACCTATTATCCAATAAATAATATCTTGAGGATTATTTTTAGCAAAGCTATAAATATCACCAATAGGCATTTTTGAAGGTTGTATTTTAACTTTTGGTGGTAAATAATTTTGGTAGATTTCCCAAATTAATATAGCTTCTGCTTGAGATATACCATTCCTTTCACCACTACCTACTAATATTATTAATTCATCAATTTCAGGATATTGTTTTAAAGCTTCATCTACTACTTCAAAATGTCCTCCTATAGGAGGTTTAAAACCCCCACCATATAAAGCAACTATTTTATTTTTATTTTCAGGCAATAATCCTTCTAATAATGATTTTGTTAATTTATTCATGAACGTAAAAATTGTTCTATTCTTGTTTGTGCTTCTTCTTTAGACATAGTATATTCAATTACATCATATATAAAATCATCATCTAACATAGCTTGAATTTCTTCTTTATCTTTAGCTTTTCTTTCATCAGATTGTTTTTGTTGAGCAGGTGTTTTTGGTTTAGTATTTTTAGGAGAAAATGGTTTAAGATATTTATCTATAATTTTATCTATATCTTGCATTCTATTATCTAATGTATTAGCTACAGCAACAAAATTATTACCGAATAAATTAGCATATTTAGGTAGATTATCTGTTACACTTTTCCAAGTACGCATTACAATAGCAGGTGCTAGACTTCTATCTTTACCCCCTGATTTTGTATATCTATCTTGATTCTGACTTAATGAACGTTGTAAATCAGTATAAACATAAAGCATAAACACATCATATCCTGCTTCTTTTAATTCATTTTTTAGTTTAACAGTATTATTAAATGAAGCCGCTGTACCATCTAATATAAATGATTCTTTACCTTCAATAGTATCTTGTATTTCACCCTTAAATTCTTTATTAGCTTGAGCCATTGCTTTAGCTTGCTTACTTCTTTCTTCAGGTGTTGCATTTTTAAGATCTAAAGTAACATTAGCTTGTTTAAGTTTATTAATAAATGTATTATCTATATTTAATACTTTTAAACCACCTAAGTCTAAACCTTTTAATATATATCCTTTACCTGCTCCAGGTGCACCTGCTAATATAATTGCTTTGGGCATTCCAATTGATTCTTTTAAAATTTGAACTAAGCTTATCATTTATTTTTATTATAAATATTATAAATTTCTCTTAGCTGTAGTTTTAAATTCTGTAAATGTAGGAGAGTGTTTAGGAAATTCTAAATCAAATAATTTTTTAACGGTATTAAAAATATCTAAATTTTCTTCTTGTGTTCTTTTTGATTCATGCATTTCCCATCCTTTACCTTTTATTTTTTTACCTGTTTTATCTTCTCCCCTAGATTTTGATTTTAACCATAATACTCCTACTCTATCTACATTTTTACCATAACATTCTTCATAACATTGAGCGTAGATAGCCCCTTGTAAATCATAAGTTATTTGTAGATTATTTGAGGTTTTAAAATCTATAATCCACATTTCAGTTTTACCATCAATTTCAATTTCACATACTAAATCACAAGTACCTGCTACTTTTATTTTATCTGAAAATAAATGTACTTCTGCTTCAACTAATGTTGGATTATACTTTTCCCAAAAATCAACAAATTTTAAAAACATTTGCCAAACATCGGGATTACACATAGGTATTCCATCATTTAAAAAATTTAATTCTTTACCATTAAGATAATCTTCAATCATTTCATGTACTTGAGTACCTTCTTCTGCTGCTTTTTTAACAATCCAATCAGCACTAAAACCTACTTTTTTTAACCAATCTTGAAAATGTTTACCTTTTGGATAACAACTTAAAACATAAGTTATAGATGGATAGTATTTACCATTTCTTCTATAATATCTAGCATCAGGCAAAGTTATTTGTTTAGAATCTTCACTTATTTCTAAAATTCTATTGTAAGATTTTTTTATATTTTTTTTCATATTAATTGTAATTTTCTTTCCATTAATTGGTAAGAAGTTAAAGGAAAAGTATTTTGAATCAAATTAGTAAAATGACTAAATCCTATTTCACTGGGGTCTTTCCCCTTAAGATCAATTAAATAAACTTCTTTTCCTTCATTCATAAATTCTTCTGCAAATTTAATTGTTTGTTTCATAGCATCTGTATCTAATGCTATATATATTTTTTCAATAGTAGATGTTACTATTTTTTTCATTAATTCAGATTGTATATTTTTACCCAATAAAGGTATAGCATTACGTTTTATAGCTATAGCATCAAACATACCCTCACATATAACTAAAGGTAAAGACCAGTTAATTAAATGTTCATTTGGTATTATATTTCTTGATGCTTCTGGGTTTTTATATTTAGTATATGGGTCTTTTTCAAATGATCTACCAGTATAATAATTTAGTTGACCATTTTTATCATAAGATGGTATAATTATCATTTTAGCATATCTACCATACTCACAATACCCTATATTATATTTTTCAATATCCTCAATAGTTATACCTCTATTTTTTAAATAAACCCATGCTTGTTTTCCTATTATATTTTTATTGTTATTTATTATAGGAATAAATTCTTTTGGTAATTTTAAATCATATTTAATTATTTCGACATCTTTAACTTGATAACCTGTTTTTACTAATGATTTTAACTCAGAGAAATGTTCTGGTAGTGCCTTTACTTTTTTAAATAAAGTATTTAAATATTTTCCTTTTTCATTACAAACCCAACAATGCCAAGGGTGGTGTCCTTTTTTATTATCAGTAAAATTAATTTCTAATTTTGGTTTAGAATGGTTACATAAAGGACAATTAAAAGCTCTATTACCTCGAGCAGTCATTTTTCCACTACCTAATACTTTACTTACTAAATTTACTAGTAGTTCATTTATCATGTAGGAAATATACGAATATTACTTTATATCTCCAAAGTCACGTGAAAAAAATTTACCTAATATATTATCATTAATATGAGCACTATGTTTATTTTCTAATACTTCATTTTTAAATAAATGTTTAGTTTCATAGTATGTTAATAGTTTTTTAGAAGGAACAAATTCTAATATACGTTTTTCCCAATTTTCACCTGCATTATCCTGCTGTGATAATGCGACTATTTCTTTTTGAGATCCAAAATAATCTTTCCAATCTGATTCTGTTATAGTTTTTTGCTTTAAAGGGGTGCGTCCTTTAAGACCTTGTTTAGATCTTTCTTCTTTTAAAGCTTGTAAAGCCTTTTTACCTAATTTTTTATTTCTCTCAAAATATAAAACCTTTTTACCTATATATCTTGTATCTGTAGGTTTATGTTTAACTTCATATATAAATCCATAAGTTCCTTTAGGCATATCTTTTATTGATGTTATAACCCTTCCCTGGTATATCCAGGTAGCGGTTGTTGGCATATTTGTCATTTAAAGTTATTAATAAGGTTAAATTGAGTCAAATGCTACTTGAATCTCTAAGTCAGAATTCATTGGTACTTTAGTTGGAACTGATAGTTTTCCAATAGCTAATAAATTTTGTTCATTATCATATAACCCTACTGTTGTTATATAAGGACTAAAATATGATCCTGTTGCAAAGTCTTTATAAACATTATTAGTTCCTAAAGGAGCATTTACTTGGCTACCTGATAATAATGATGGGTTTAATGAATAACCAAATTCATTTTCTCTTACAGTACATTTATATTGATGTTCATATAAGGTAACTGATGAAGACCACCCAACAGTAAGATAATCTAATTGATTAACTCCTACACTCGCAAATCCATTTTGACCTGTTAAAACATCAGCTCCTAATTGTGCAGTATTGTATTGATATGTGCCTTGAATTGCTTCTGATGAACTTAATGGTGATAAAATAGCCATTCCATGTTCATAAATTATATTACCACACTGTTGATCATATACTTTAGTACCAGTTACAGAATTTACATATTTGAATCTAAGATTACCATTTCCATCATCCCAAACGGTAGACGTATCAGTAGCACCTGCATTATTCCAAACTAAACTAAAGCTTTGAGGTTCAATATTATTACCCCATAATTTTGAGGGAATTGAGATTGCTGTTATAAAATTATTATTAAGAGTACTATTTATATTAATATCTTCTCCTAATAATGCTGCTCTAGTTTGAGTAATAGTACTTGATAAATAATTATCGTATTGAGGACTTTTTACAGCTCCAATAGGCATATTATTTGATCCTTCAATACCTAAATTAAGATTGTTATTTTCAGCAAATGTATTATTTTGAGGACCAGATAAACCATATAATAAACTTGAAGTAGCAACTAAACTACCTGACATACTTTGGAAGTAGTTAGAATAATAGAGTTGCATTGCACTTGAATAAACAGAATTTGTATTTAATTTATTTACCAACCCCGTAAAATTTTGTGATCCTGAATCAGAAGATGCTTGACTTGAAACCCATGTTGTTTGTTGAGAAGTTTCAAATATTAATTTATTAGCTGGAGGTTGGGTGCCAAAATAAACTTCAACCCCAACATTAGATGCCGTCATAGCATTTCCTGTAAAGCTAAATCCTTTATTAGCTGAAAAGGGAGTTATTACAATGTCTTTTGTTGTAAATTGTTTGTACGCTGACATACATTTTAGTAATCTAATTTAACTCTAACAAGTAGTTCTTTTGTAAAATCTTTAGCTAATGGTCTGCTTAATTTTGCTACAGCACATAATTCATTTGAATCATTATATAAACCTACTGTTGTAATGAATGTTTGTGGATTATTTTGCATTTGAGGCCATAACAATTGTCCTGTTGAACCTGAAACAAATGATGGATTTGAAGAGTAATTAAAATCTGCATTTTGAGCTCTTACAAAATAAAAATCAGATGCTAATGTTTCTTGAGAATTTAATCTAAAAGTATTTCCAGCAAATACACTTTGAGATATAGCCCCATACAGTTTAGACATATTTTCATCATTTTGATTTGAATTTCTTAATGTACCTAAACTAATACCTCCATCAGTTCCAAAAGGTTGATCGCCATCTAATGCTGCTGCATTTAATAATATTAATCCTACATCTGGTAAAAATAAACCATATGATCCTGAATCTGGTGTATAACCATTAGCATTTAAACCTGTATAAACTGTTCCTTCTGATCCCGAAACTACTTGGTAAACTCTTCCAGCATTTCCAAAAACATTACCAGTACTTATATTACTATTATCTGTTAGACTTAATGTTACACCTGCACCTGCTCCAGTACCTCCTGATGATCCTGATAAAGATAAAGCCATTGTACCTAAAGCTAATGATTCTTTATATCTTGCTCTTTCAAATGATAAAGCATAAAAGTATGATGATGAATAATTTCCAAATATAAAAGGTTCTGTATCATCTCCTAAAGCTATATTTTGATACTGACCAAATATAGTAGATGAAGGTGATTTACCTAAAACTAAAGTATTATAAAGTAAACTACCACTACCTACTTCATCACCATAAGCTATATCAAATTGAACTGCTGCTGTAGTTTCTGTAGATGATGTTTGATAGACATGAATATAATATTGTCCTGAATTAGATGAGTTTTGGACTGATGAGGTATAAACCTCAGTTAATCGAGGTTCATTTCCACTCCATAAAGTTCCTGTTGTAGAATCTATACTATTAATTATGTCACCTGCACCAAATGTTGTAAAAGCTCCGTTAGCCATGTTTTTTTTGTTTTAAATTTTTATTGCATTCCTGCTGATTTTCTTAACTCAAATGGAACCTGTAATCTTGCTCCTGTATTTCTACCTACAACTGTTAAAGTTGCATATAATGTATCTAAAGAACCAAATATATTAATTGAGGTAGCAGTAAGTGTAAAGTTAGTTCCTGTTACTGTTTTAGAAACATTAGTACCTAAAGTTGTTTGTTGGTTTAATGCTTCATTTGAATTAGCTCCTCCACCTGTAATATTAGCATAAGTAATATTTGACATAGTTACAGTATAACCATCTGCTTCTGACTCTACACCTGAAAATGTTTGGGTTTGTGGTGTAAATGATGGTGCTAAAGTTTCTCCTGTTACTAATTGAATAACTGATGGTGCTATAATAGTAGGCATAACTGCAGTTGAACGAGGTAAAGTAACTAATTTATACTTCATTGTTTGTAATTCATTAGGAAATGCCTCTAATACAGGCATATTTTCAATTGCCTCCCCATAATAAGCTGATCCTGATGGGTGGTTTGGATTATATAAAGAATAATCTACTTCATCATCTGCTAATGAAAATTGTGTTATATTAAAAGCATTACCACCTTGAGCTAATAATTCTCTTCCTTTTTTTGTTAAAATAGCATCTACTGTTACTACTTGATTATTTAAATATCCCATTTTTTATTAGTATTTTATTATAAATATATGTATTTTTTGTTTCTAATCCAAATTATATTAAGCATTCGAACCTCCTAAATTGTCAGGACTGTCTTGTGTAAATACATTTTCAGATTTTAATTTATTAATTATTTTTTGAACATTTCTTTGTTGCACTTCAGTTAGATCATTTGGTATTAAATAACCATCACCAGATAACGTTAAAGCACCTGCTGATCCTGATGGTTGGTTTGCATTTAATATAACTCTATCATCTGCTTCTACTCTTTTCCTTAAAGTCATAGCATATATTTTTCCTTCTGGTATTTTATTTTCTAAATCATTTGGGTTAGGAGTTACTACTAGTCTATCAAATAAAAATCCAGGATCTAGAGGGGCGAATGCTGTTTTAGAGGTTTGGTCCTGGTTTGAAATTAACATAGGTGATAGTGAACATGAATTATATAGTACAGATCCAGTGAAATTAGATGATAGTTCATTAGTCTCTATACTAGAACTTAAATTTAATATGTAATTAGTAGACATGTTCCAACAAACATCAGCGGGGTTTACATTAGTTACATTAGTTCTATTAAACAATGATGCTGTTATTCCAATTATTCCAGTTCCATCTACAACAGAATGAGTATTAAGTGCTGTAAGGGAACCACTAGTATACATATAATCTTCATTTTCATCATAAGATTGAAAGTTAAAGGTTACATTATTATTAAAAGCTGATCTATATCTTTTCCATAATTCTGTAAAGCTAAAATAACCATCTGATGGAAGAGGTCCTTGTGATGTAACTCTTGTAGGTGTTATACCAGTATTATATGATTCAACTATAGTAGATTGTATCTCAAACTTAACAGTAGCACTAGCTTTAAAATTTGAATTTGTAGTCCATATATTAGGAGGCATCATATTATATCCTAAAACTGTAAAATCCTGATCTTGTTTTCCTAAAATACTAGGATTAGCGGGATCTACAAAATATGAATATGAGACCCTTATTTCATCTCCTACTTCAATATCCAAAATTTGATTATTTGTTACTCTATATTCAGGTAATAATGACCCCGATATATTCCATCTATAATAATTATTTGGGTTTTCTTTTTCATTTAAATTTAATAAAGGTAAGGAACCATTTCGAGGTGTGGAAAAAGGACCAAAAGACAATAATATATTTCCACTACTTGCTATTATAGGATTTATATACATTCCCCTATTACCAGAAGCTCCCATTCTACTAATAGATACACTACTAGTTGTAGTTGATGAACCTAAAGGATATATATCTCCTAAACGTATTAATTTATTCCAGGAATTAAACATCATTAATGAAGGTCCATTTATAGAAAAGGTGTTTATTAATGAGGTATTAGTGTTATCATTGAAAACAGAACTAGGTAATTGTCCTGGGTTAGGACCTCTTAAATTTAATATACCTTGTGATTTTCCATTTTCATCTAATAAACTCGATGTATATAATAAAATTGGTTGTGGGGATTCACTATAAAATTCTTGTGTAGAAGGAGAATAAATAATACTACCTGATGAGTAAACCTTATTAATATTAGAAGCATTAAGTACAGATGATTGAGATATTGTATATGCAGTATTATTAACTCCAAATCCCATATAAGAAGCACTTAAAAGAAGTGATTGAGACGCAGGAGTAATTTCTATATTTGGATTATTAACTGTTACAAGATTACTTAAATTGCTAAAATCTTTAGCAACATCATAATCGTACCAAATTGGTAAATTATAATATTGAATAGGTGATATATTATCTAAATTTACTTGATTAGAATGGTATGCTATAAAATTAATTCCCCCAGCATTAATTTCTCTAGCTCCTACACCTAAATTTGTATAACTAAGTATAGTACCCCCTACATTATTAAAGGTTTTATTTGATTGGTTGTAAACAATTGTTGCTTCCCTTCCAGGCATAAAAGTAGAAGACATTGCTACTAAATTTTCATTACTACCATTTATTAAAGATGAAGTGATAATTGGAGATTGTTCATTTAATATTTCTTCAAAAGGAATTTGAATTAATTGATCAATATTAAAAGTAGTAGTACCAAAATATTCTTTACTTTCTAAAGAGGATTTAAAGTGAGCAATATTAATTGGATTTCTATCAATTACTGCATTTTTACCGTAGGAAGTGTCTCCCGTCCAACTACCAGTTTCACCATTAATGTATTGAACTTTATTTTGAGTTAGTAAAAATGGAGGATTTGCTAATCCTGTAATTCCTGTATCTGTAGATCTTCCAATTGCTAAACTTTCAGAAGGTATTCCTGTGTAAAAATTATAATCTGCACTTTCTAATAAACATCCTACATATCTTGGATTTATTATTGCTTTTGTAGTATAATTACTATCAGGTACCTCTGAGTATTCTAATAAATCTTCATCAGTAGCCGTTCCTTCCCATCCTAGTTGTGAAGCTGAAATAGTTAAGGCATAGTCATTTGGAATTCCTTCTTTTAGTTCAAAACCAGGTGATACAGGGTCAAAATCCTGATCAAATAAAAATGAGTTTTTTCTACTACCACTTACATTATTAAGAAGTGGATTATATGGGGAAGCTTGAAATAATTGACTTGCTGTTGGTAATATTGTAAAAGCATCTCTTTTAAAGAAATGTTTAGGTCCTAAAATCTCAGGTGGAGCAGTTATAAGTATATTTGATAATGTTCCATAAGTTCCAATAGCAGCAAAAAACATTGCTGTTGTTTGTCCCACAGCTTGAGTCCATGTTCCCGTAAAAGTTCCATTTGTGGTTGATCTAATACTTGATCCTACACCATTAGCTGTTCCTCCAGGTGTAGATAAGGAGCTTAATCCTATGTCATAATTTGATCCTCCCTGACCATCATTACCTATACCGGATATAGTATATTGAATGCTATATTGTACTCCAGGTATAAGATCTGTAATTGAATTTTGTAAATAAGTTGTTGTAGTTGAAGGTGTATCTACTCCTCCTTGAAATATAGTAGGAGCTAAGTATTGGGGAGAAGCTCCTGTTGATCTTGAAGCTAAAATTATTCCCGCACCACCACCAGCATTACTAGCAAAATTATTTTCATATGTAATATTTGTATTTCCAGCAGCTCCTACATTATCAGCTAAAAGTCGAACATATATATCTGAGCCATTAGTAAGTAATTGTGGAGTAATAGATCCATTATGACCCCCTGCTGAGTTTACTGCAGTGAAAAAAGAGGAAGCCATAGTTGAATCGGAAGTTCCGGATATACATTGTACTTGTAATAAACCGTTTGTTACTGAAGCTGCTGTTACTTGAAAATTAACTTGATCTCCCCCAGAATTTGCCCCAGAAAAATTATCATTTACTGCAGGCCAAGCAGTAAGATTTTGATTACCAGGATCTGGGTTTGTTACTGTTGCATTCCCCCAAACTCCACCAGCCCAATTAACAGAAGCTTCTATTGTTTTAGTTCCATTTGTTAATGTAATAGTTTCAGTACCTGTACCAGATGGGTTAGGACCTATTGCTGTTACAGTAGAATAAGCACTTAAAGCATTTGTTGCTGTTGAAAATTTATACTTACCATTAGCAGGTGATGGTAGTGATGTTTGCATAGAATCATTATATTGTACAGCTACATAGTATCTTGTAACCCCAAAACCATCATTTATTTTTATAGTTTTATTTGAAGTAGTACCAGAAAAACCATTATTAACAAATAATAATGAATCACTACTAGCTGCTCCAACTTTAGATCCCGAAGGATAAACTAAACTAGCTGTTGCTCTAATAGGTACTGCAGTTGCTGGACCATTACTTCCAGGTACTGTAGGAAATCTTGTTGTATTATAAGGACCAGGTAATGCTAAATTTAATGAGGGTGGTGTATATGCTAGATTAGCATCTGGGTTTTTATTATTTCCATCAGCGAATATTCTATAGGGATTATATTGAGAGGGAATAACTTCAAAATTACTGCCACTAAATTCACCATCATAAAATTCTTCTTGAGTATTTACTGTAACTGTGTCCCCAGTAAAAGGATCTAAAACATTATATGATTGAGTAAATGCTGTATAAGATGAAGTTGGTGTATTATATTTATTAACACTTCCTCCTGCACTTCCTGTTAAGGAATGCATTCCTATACTTGAAGTAATTAGAAGATTTTGTTGCGACATTATACTATTAAATCCGGTTTGAGTAGTAGCTCCAAAGCTATTAGAGCCGGTTTCAGGCGTCTTAGCTACAGGAGTTTGTGTATGCATACCAATCACTGCATCGGTTTTATTTCGTTCTAATAGATGTTGTTTTACGATAATTCCTGTACTTAAACTAGTACGAGCAGGAACATAATTTTTAATTGCCTTAAATAGTGAGGTTTCATAAAATTTTATTAATCTATTATAATCATATTCTTTTTCTATTATAGTAGGTAATCCTGTATATCTAGGATCATTAATAGTAATACCTTGATATTTTTTAAAGTAATCATTTGCTATACGAGTTAATTCAGGATATCTATCTGAGCTTTCTGATATAAATCTTGGGTCTGCTATTGCATCAGAAACTACTCCATGCCCAAACGTTGCAATTATATCATCATTTATTTCATTTTGAAATGAAAATCCAACTTCTAATGAATTTAAATCTTCTGTATAACTAGCACTTTGTTCAAATTCTTGTTGTATACTTCTAAAAGGTGATAAAACAGTACTATACTCATTTTTATCAATTACTTGAATTTTATTTTTTATTCTATTCCTAATACCAGCTGATGGCTGGTCCATGTAGTTTATTTGGGTATTAGGTTCTAAGTATGATGATGTTAATGATGTTGTATATGTACCATCACTTCCTGCGTAAACAATAGTATAACCACTTCCAGTATTATAAATATTTGAAATAGGTGCAAGTGGGTAAAGAAATGATGAAGTATATAATGTTCCTTTTTTATTAACTAAAGAAGGATGTAATGATCCTAAAGCACTTCCCCCAAATGATGGAAAGTTAATTATATCAGGTGTTCCCCCAAATTTAAAAATAGCTACAGCACCTCCATCCTCAACTGCAGCTAAAGAAACCCCTGCAGAACCCGTAACATCAGTATATTCTAATTCATTTCCTAATGGTAGTCTAAAAGATAATAAATCATAAGAACTACCTTCTCCAGTATTTGAATCTTCATGACCCTGAATGGATTCAGGATTCATTACATAATCATTAAATTGAGATGATGATAATGCTCTTCTATAATATCTAAATTCTTGAAATGATCCTGAAAATGAATCACCTAAACCTATACCAGCTGTACTACCAACTACAATTGATGTTGGTCCTATTAATTTATTATAGTCAGCAGTTGCAGACATATATCCTCCTAACATAACACCTCTTGCTGAAGGAAGAGCTCCATCATTAGCAAATCTATTCCAAGCTTCATTAACCCCATCATTTCCAATAGTTGTAAGTGTTGATACTCCTTGAAATCCTATTTGATTACCATCATAACCATCATATATATTATTTGCTACTTTTAATTCAAACTGATTATTTGTAGCATTTTGATTTGATGCTGATATGTGAGTTTTTCTTTGCAATTGTACAGACCACCAACCATCATTAAAAAATGGTAATGATATAGGAGTTGATTCTCTATACCCACCAGCTAATGATGAAGATATTCTAAAAGATAAACTTCCATATTGGCTAGTTGTTGGTAAAACAGATCCTGAATATGATCCTGATTGTGATCCTGAGTAATGTAATGTAATACCAAAATCGCTATATGTTCCACTAGTTGTAGAATTTTTTACTAATAAAGATTGAGAAAAATTTGATGTTGCTGTTATAGGTTCTGCTGCTTTAAATCTAAACTGAATGCAATCAGGAACAGCTATATCAGGAACAGCTGCTGTTTCATAATAATTACCTGTTAAAGGTGCCCATGGGATTCTTATTGATCCACTAGGTGATAATGCTCCTTTTTTATAGTCATAAGTAGTTAAAGCATTACTATAACGATTCATCCATAAATCATAATCATTTTTATCATCCTTATTTTTACCCCCAAATTCACTTATACGAAGCATTGTATTAGGAACTCCCCATATATTAATTAATTGTCTTAATCCAGTAACAGTTCCTTTTCTTTTTACTAAAGAAACCATATTATGAAAAATTCTTTTATAAATTTCTTGAGCCGTATTATCTAAAGGATAAGGAAAAGAAGGATCTGCTAATGCTATAACATACCCTAAAGTAGATTGTTCTTGATCATAATAATTTATAACTGAACCAGAAGCTATATCTATGTAACGATCAATATATTCTAAACCTGATCCTGTTGCAGGAAATACTCCTACCCCATTAACATTAAATCCTATAGAATTAAAGTCATTACCATATGTTTCAAATCCTAAAGATTCTATTACATCATCAGCCATACCTAAAGGTAAAACTGATCCTGTTAAGCCTGAATTTGTATTTCTAACTTGTTCGACAGCTTCAGTATAAAGATACATTTCATCAAAAGTTTGACCTGTCATGTTTACAAACTTAACATATTGATCATTACTATTATTATCAGTAATATATGGAGGAATTAAATAATATAAATAATCTTGATTGTTTTCATCATATCTAGAAGCTGAGTATATTTGGTTTTTTCCTGTATTATAATATAAATTATTTTCATCTGTACTCCCAAACCAATTTGATACAGCTGAACTTGTTACTGAGTAGTTTTTATAAGGGTATGTTGATGAGTATTTAGGCCATGATTCAGATCCTGTTACATAATATAAAAAATATTCATAACTATCAAATTTACTAATAATTTTATTAATATTATTACTAACAGAATTATAACTAGAAGAATAGTTTGGAGTAGTATTTGATGCTCCCGTTATGGTTTCAAGATTTGATAATTCTGCTTCATAAGCTTCAATTGAAACCATTTTATCATAAAAATTATTTAATCTTTGTTCGGCAGAAGAAAATTTTACAAATTCACTCCAATCTCCCCAATTTTTAGTTAAAAATACACCCTTTTGGTCTTGTAAAGAATTAAATTGATAATAAGATTGAGAACTATTTGTGTTAACTAAATCTGTTAGTGATTTAAAATTAGTAGAATTATTAACTTTATCTTTAATATCTATATTATAATTAGGACCCTTTAATGAAAGTAAATTATCTATAAATTCTAAATTAGGATTAAATTCTACTTCAAAAACCTGAGTTTCTCCTACTTTTGTAATTATTTGAAGTTCTTCTTCTAACTGATATTCTGCAGGGAGGGGTTGGTATAATTTAATTAAAATAGAAGTTGGGTCTGAAGAGCCCTCAGTTGAAGGTTTTTCTAATTGACTATTTATTCCTATAAAATTTCTGTTCCCTATAAATGATATATAAAATTCATCAACATTTTGTCTAGCACTTAATTTATTTTGAAAATTATTATAATAAGTTTCTATTTGTTGAGATGTTAAAAAATTATTTTGGATTCTTAATTCTGTTCTATCTCCAGAAATATCTTTTATAAAATAGGGATGCTGTTCATAACTTCCATCTTCTTCTATATCTAAAGCTTCAGATCCTAATTCATAATCTATAAAATTATAAACAGCATAAAACTTACCATTTGAATACCCTTGATTATAAATGTCTTCATTTGGGTGTAATTCAAATTGATTATAAATTGAAGTAGAAGATGTTGATGTAGAAGTACCTAATTCAGGCAGTAAAAATGATCCATTACCTTTATAGTCTAAATCTGTATATAATATAGTTTTAGTATAATCATATATATAAAATTGAGTTTTACTCTCAAACTCAGTAAAAGATCCTGTTAATTCTATTGATGGAACAATAGCATCTAAACTTAATTCAAATCCTTCTTGAAAAAAGGTTTCGGCATTTAGCTGTGTTAAAGATGAAGAGATTGGTATTGCCATTTATATTTATTTTATCTTATTCTTGAATCATTAGATACTTCTGGTGTATTATTTAAATTATCTCTACCTGTCCCTGAAAATGTTTGGTCATCAGGATTAATAGCATTATCTAGATTAGTTGCATCTTTAATTAATTGTAAATTTTCAGCTCTTAATTCAGCAATTTCATCTAATAAAGCTTGTATTTCATCACTAATGGTTGCAAAATCAGCATATTCAGCACTAGTTTTTGCAAGATACTGATGAGATTCTATTTCTCCAAGCTTAGGTATAATGTAAAAGAATTTTTCATAAAGATACCAAAAGTCATCTAAATTAGCTAGATCTCTATCAAAAAAAGAAGGATTTGGAGTATCTATTAACTGAGAAAAACTAGTATCTATAGTTTCATTAAATTTATCTCTATCAAATCTTTGGGCCTTTAATGTTATTTTTTTCATTATCCATTTATTACTTTAAACATTATATCTTCATCAAATACCTTAGTAGTACCATTAATTTTAGTTTTTAATAAAACAGTATAATATCTTTCTGGTTCTAACCCTCCCATATAGATGTCAAAATAACTTGAAGTTGTATCTGCACTTACTTTAGTGTATTCACTATCAAAATTTATTACATATTCATTAGTTTCTGAATCTTTTATAGCATATTGAGCTTGTTTTGGTAAATAATAATTAGTTAAATAACCAGAAGCTGTTTGAAATATTTTTTTAGGGTATTGAGGTACTGCTGCTATTCTAAACCTTTGTACACTTTGTGGATAATAAACTCCATCATTATTATATGAAGATATAAATGCTTCTGGTTGGTATAATGTTTGCATTTGGGATGATGTACCATAGAAAAAGTCATCAAATTTTATTTCTAATGTAGGTGGATAAATTGTATTAGTATCTACAGAATAAAATTTAAAAGTTGAGGCTTCTGATTGTGAAGGAATTAATTCAACTGATGAGGTTTGTTTTATTATAAACCCCTCATTAGGTATATCTCCACCTAATCCCTCAGATTGACTAAACCAAACATCTACAGCAAAGGTTACATCTACATCTAAATCTATAGAATCAGCATACGTAAAAGTTTGAGAAGAGGTTATCGCTTTAGCAGTAGAAGATCCAGTATACCATGTTCCTCCTCCAGTAGTTGTACCTTGATTTTGAGAATAAGATCCTGTAGTTCTAATTGTATTAAATGTTCCATCATTCCAATTAATACCTGTTTTTCTTTCCCCCCAATTACATCCATCTTGTGTAACAGGTGAATCTCCAAATTTTCCTGTTCCCATATCCCAACTTTGAGAAACGGGATAAACCTTTAAGTATGATGTTGAATTTAAGTTTGTGACTACAGCAGCATAGTTTTTTAAATCAGCTCCCCATTTTCTTTTTTTAAAATCAACACTACTTAAAGTTATTGAACCTGTAGTTTGGGAAACTCTACCATTAGTGGAAAAAGATTGGGATAAATTTGTTGTTAATAATATATCACCTGCTTTATAATTTTTACCTCTATTAGTAAGTATAATACTTGATATAGTATTTCCAGATATTGTTATATCTCCAAATGCCCCAACTCCTGTTCCTGTAGAACTAGTAAAGGGTACATTTAAATAAGTTCTATCAACTAAATCTGTAGGGTTTATAGTAATAGGAGATGCTAATGCATTGCCTACTATTAAATAACTTATACGTGATCCTGATATATAACTAGTAAATGCACTGTTTATTTCGTCTTGTGAAAATTTTATTAAATATCTACTAGTTTGTGCTGAATCATCTAATAAATAAGTTGATGCTTCTAATATCTCATCTAGCCCTGTATTCATATTAGTATTTTGGGTATATAAGGTAGCGTCTTTTTCAGGAAATAATTTATAAATTGCCATTTAATTATATATTAAAGTTTTTCAAATCATTAAGTTTAGGTTTTACATTTTCAGGAACAATACTTTCATCTATACTATCGGGTATGCCTCCTTCTGCTGGGAGTTGATCTATAGGTGTGCCAACAACTTTTTCAATATCTAAATTTGGATCTGCTAGTATTTCTAAGTAAGTCCTATCAGGTGTATATTGTTGTAATGTCATTGTTTCCAATGTTCCTCCATCTTCAGAATTTATAGTAGTATCTATAAATTTTGCTCTTGTAGGATATCTTAAAACTTTATAATCTCCTCCATCTATAAATGAAGATTTTGTTCCATTTGCCTTTGAAGTTCTATTAGGTCCACCTCCTGTTCCTTGTTTTATTCCTGATTCTGGGTTTTCAACATCTAATGCTGTTACTTTTAATGTATCTGTTAAAGGAGATTCACCGTCTGTAGCCCTTACTATTCCTTCTTTATTAGTATAAAATGGATTTGAAGGTGTATAAGTTTGTATAAAACCTGATCCATTAGGACCATTATCATTAATAGGACCCCCACTTCCTCCTTGTTTTACTCCAGCTGATGTGCTTTCAACATCTAAACCTGATATTTTAGTAGACTGAACTAAATCATTAGTTGAAATATTAGATCTTACTATACCCTCATTATCAGTAAAATAAGCATTAGTTGAAGTATATCTTTGAACAAAACCAGAATTAGGATCATTAGTTGAACCTCCATCAATTGGTGTTCCATCTAAGGGTTGATTATTATTTCCTTTTTCATATTCTGCTTCTAAAGGGGATTGTTTTGGGGGAATTGGTCCTGGATTATTACCTAAATAAGTTCCTGGTGCTGCTACTCCTGTAATACCTTGATCTCCTCTAGTTGTTACTTTAAGTGTATCTCTATATCTTTCTAATAAGCTTTTCATATTTTTTTATTTATAATGGTACTACTCTTCCTACAATATCAGATGTAGGATATTTTAATTCAAAAATCATAGGATCTACTGAAGGATATATAATACCATTATTAGTTGCTGCTGATATATCATATGAATAATCACTATATCCTTTACTTGCTCCTGCTATATTTTTAATAAATACATTAGTTACAGTTTGTACCCCTTCTACTTTATCGATTAATATGCTTAAACTTTTTAATAAAATAGGTTGATTTATATTCCAATTATCTATACTAAAATACTCTGTTAAAGAATTTATACAGTTTAAAATTACTTCATTATTATTAAAATTAGGTAATACTATTATATCAAATTCACAAGTTATATTAATAATATAAGCATCTTTAATTTTTATAGAATCATTTATCATTCTATATTCAGATAAATAAGTTTTTAAATTTTGTTTTAAAGTTGAAGAAGCTGTTCTTAATGTTTTATTTGAATTATAAGATAAAACATACATATCTAAAATTGTAGGTAATTCACCTATTCCATATTCTGCTACTTTAGTAGGTTGAATAAAAGCTTTTGCTATAGTACCTATATTAGCGGGCATACTTAATGCTCTAATTAAATAATCTTGTTGTGTAACAGTTCTTAGTTGATTTTGAAAATTACCTAAAGCATTTTGTCTAATTTCTTCAACTGTATCTGCACCTTGTCCCCCATCTGCTGCTAATATATTATTTGTTGCTAAAGAATTAAATATAATATTAGCTAATGGAGTGTTTGTAAGATCTGGGTTTTTAAATACTACTCCTTCATTATTAAAATTAGTTAATGTGCCAGATTCAACATTGGCAGATAATCCGCCCCCTGTTAAATATCTTATAGTTAAAGTTGTATTAGCAGGTGCAATACCATAAGTATCAGTAAACATAAAATTTAAAGGAGAATAAGCTGCTGTTAATTTGTCTTTTGAAAAAGCTAATCCTGTACCCACATTATCAGGGTTTGGAACTAAATCTTCATCATTGTCAGTTACAGTTCCTGCTCCAAAGCCTAATTGAAGGGTAGTAGAATTTAAAAATCTTGTTGTAAATCTTCTTTGAACTTGTTTTAAATTTAATAAATTAGGAGCATCATCTTGAATTGCATTTGGATCTGTATATGAAGCATTTATTTTTGTAGTAAATACAGTATCCTGTGCTAAATTTAATACTTCATGCCATTGGTTTCCATCACTATCAAAACAATCTAAGACATTGATAATACTAGAAGCATTTATATTTACTGTTGGGTATTTAGAAGGAGCGTTAAATACACTTTGTATTGAATTAATAGTCCCCGATATTGCTTTTCTCGTTTTCTTTAGTAAAAATCTTTGGGGTGTATTAGCTGATAAAGAGTAAATAGAAATATCCGTTGGATCTTGAGAGGAAGAAACAGAAAAATCACAAACATCTTCTGTTATAAAATTAATACTAGCATTTTCATTAGAAGTTAATTGAAAACCACTTGGGATTTTTAAAGCATAATCAAAATCAGGTACAGATGCTCCATTAACATCAATTTTATTAGGTAATAATTGATAAATAGCAACATCTACAGTTGCCGCAGTTGTAACTTTAGGTTTAGAACCTAACATATAAGCTAAATCAAATAAATTTTGTTCTTGTCTAGCATATTGTATAAAAGTTTCTTGTATTTGATTATCTAAATAAAAGGATAAAACATCTCCTACATAAGCAGCCATTTCAATAAATAACATTCCTGTTGAATCTGTAGAAAAATCATTATAAGTGTTAGGAAAATATGTTTGCGAATAATTTATAAGAGAATTTCTAAAACTATTAAAATTTCTTTCAGTATATACTATATTTCTATTTAAATTTGCCATTATTGTATTGCTATATTTATTTCATCCTCTACTCCTATATTACTAATTATATAATTTATAAATAGATTTATTGTATTTGTATCTGGTTGATTATCAAAATTTATATTTTTTATAGTTATCTCTGGAAATTGTAATGTTACGTTATCTTTAATTCTTGTTGTTATAGCACTATTAGTTCCATCATTAATTCCTTCCCCTATAAAATCCCTTAAATTTGCACCAAAAAGAGGTTGCATAACTCTTTCACCTTTGTTGGTTAATAACCAATTAACTAAATTAGTTCTTATTACTTCTTTAGTTGTGTAAGTTGGATTAAACACAGCTCTTCCTGATAGGGGTAAACTAAAGCCTAAGGCAGCACTACCACTACTAACTGTTGGAAAAACATTACTTACAATTTGAGCCATTATTTACTATTCATTAAATTCATTATTTGGTCCATACCCACATTACCTGCAGGAAGAGAACCATTAGCCATATCCATTCCTGGATTTGGTCTAAAAGTTTGTGCATCATTACTTGTAAAAGAATTTGCAGTTTCTCCTAAAATATTTTTATAAGCATCTCTTTTATCTTGAGCAGACATTACAGGAGCTGTAGGTGAAGGTGTAGGAATTGAAGTATTATAAGACTCCATAACTGGGGTTTTAGTTACTACTTTAGGTGTTTTTACAGCCTCTAAGAGTATATCTTTTAATTCTTCTTGTATTACTTCTCTAACAGTTTCTTTAAGTACTTTTTTTAATTCTGTTAACTTCATTGTTAGTTTTATTATAAATATTAATAATTTATGTTTTTATATCAATTATAATCCAGTAGGTATAGGTAAACTATTTCTACCAAATTCAAAATACCACTTATCAGCTATTGTTAAACCTCTATTTGCATCTTTTAAATCAAAATAAGTACTTGAATTTGGATTACCCCCACTAGGATACCAAAATGGTAATTCAGAAGCTATTTGGGCGTTTCCATTATACCATACTATCCCTAGCGTATTTAAAAGTTTTAGAAAAACTTTAGTTTTTGCATATGCTTTTCTTTGTTCAAATGTTAAACCATCTTCAGCAGTATTAAAATCAGGTGGGAGTAAATTATCAGGTCTTAAATTTACAGTTTCAACAATATCAATTTCAGCATCATAAATAGCTTCCAATTCAGCAGATGATATTAATTCTGTAGATGTTCCATTTATATAAATTCCATTAATAATAGGTTGATTATAACCTATTCCCTTAGAATTAAAATATTCTTTTAAAGGATCATTAAAACTATAAGGTCTATCTGATAAAAATAAATAATTTGCTACTTCAAAAATAGCTTGCATAAGAGGTTTTCTTTTAGCCATTTCTGGTCTTAAACTTATAAATTCACTTCCTATAGTATTATCATTAAATAAATTTTCAGCTGTTGCTGCTAATCTTTCTGAATATGGGTATAATTTATTATTTGAATTGTTAGCAAAATCTCCGTCATTTTGCCATCTTTTTTCACTTGAATTATAACTTTTTCCTATATTATCTGCGGCATTTAATAAAGATCGAGCTTGTGCTCTTATTTGTGATATAGCCCCATTTAATAGTTCTTCACTTACAGTTTTAGCATAATCTGCTAAAAATAATTTTTTAATAGTAGAATCTAATACTCTATCACCCTGTTGCCATTCATATCCTTCATTAGCTACAGCTTGTTCTAAAACAGTTCTTGAATTATCAAATGCTTCCTGAACTAATGTAGGATAATAACCTTTATTAGGTCCTTGATCTTGTGATAATTCCCAAGCTAATTCATATAATTCTTCAGCTTCTTCTCTACTAGCACCATAAATAGACATTAATATAACAATTTGTCCTTCTTTAAATATAGCTTTTAAAGGATCTTCTGCTGGTTCTGGGGGTGGGAATATTAAATCTTTAGTATCAATTAACCATTTCATCTCATTAACTAAAACTAAATTTGATGAAGAAAAAGATTCATCTCCTAATAATGTTTCTACAAGTGCATTTTCATTATAAAATTCTCCATCTATAACAGATTCTTTATTTTGTGCTATTATTTGTTTTTTATCAAATGAAAAATCTGTAGATAAAAAATTTAATCTTAAATAATAATCTCCATATAATAATCCTGGGGGAGTTGTTAGTATTTCTTCTAATGCTTCGTTAGTTAATACTCCTACAAAATTTTCAGTTGTTGCCTCTAAATCTTCAGCTGTAATATTAGGGTCTTTTTCTATACAATCATTTAAAACAACATCAAATTCATTTAATTTAGTAATTACTTCTCCAACATCTTTTTTAATTATATCTAAAGCTTCAGGAATTGAATCTAAGGATGCTTTTTCTTTATCTATTAAAGTCCCTAAATTATCTAAAGCATCAGAAAAATTATTAAATACATTTAAAGGTAAACCTACACCAGGAGGAACAGATGAGGGTGCTGGGATTTGCTTTATTATAGTTTTTCCAGTATTTAAAGCTTCAGCTGCTATTTCAGAACCTTTTGCTACTTTATTTAAAGTAGCTATTTTTTGTTCTATTTGTTCTAAAGCACCATTAATTTCATTTTTTTGAATTATTAATTTTTTTAATTCATCAGTTGTTGGGCAACCTTCTTTAAATTTATCAATTAATACATCTAGGGATTTGTTAAACTGAAATGTTGCTCTAGTTATACTAGTTACAATTTTTGATATAAAATCTGCTAAAGCCATTATAAAGTTCTTGTTGTTTTTGATTTATAACTTTCAATTGAGGTTAACATAGTTTGAGCTTGTAATCCTACTTTAGTTGCTGATTGTGCAACTGCTATATTAGGTTGATATGGAACTGGTGTACCAACTGTTCCTAAAGCTGACGTTAATGAAACAACGTTATTTAATAATTTTTGAAAATCATCTAAAAATTTATCTCCCAATATTAAAGGTTCAGTAGTACTTTCTTCTTTATCTCCTAACATTATTTTAGTTCCAACTTTAACAACAAAGTTAGATGGAGTATCAAAATTAAAACCTTTTTGAGCTCCAAAAGATATTGTTCTTGCAGAACTAAGTAAAATATGATCATTTTTAGAATTAAATAATAAACGACCTGAATTAACAATAACTTGAGAACCATTATATGAGCTAGGGGAGCTAGGAATTTCACCAAAAGCGGGTGTGTAGGAACTATAATCAGTACTTGCTGCACCTATAGGTATTTGTTGATTTGATGTTAAATATAATGAAGATTTATCTGTATTTATATTTTCTACTTGTGGGATCCAAGAATCATCCTGTGTTTGGGTTTGTCCATTTTTTAGAATAATAATAGGTTCTCCATTTACTCCACTATCTGACCAAGGATTAAAAGGTGTTGAATTATTTACTGTACTCCCAAATCTTATAGTATTACCCCATCTCCCTTCTATTAAAACATCTCCTTCAAAAGGTTGTAAATTTCTTATTCCTGTTCTTTCTTTAAAAGTAAAACCAAAATTAATATCTTCTATATTAGTATCAGATGATACTTCTACTCCAGCTTCAGTTTTAGCATAATTTTGACCTTGGGTGGGTTTAGTAGCAAGGGAATTTGGAGAAGCATTATGATGTATGCTATTCCATATATTAATACTTTGAAAATAATAATATGCTTTGCCAGTAGATGGATTTGTTTGGGTAGTAGCATTAGGTAGTGAAATTATATAAACTATTTCATTTACTAAGGGTAAAAATGTTATATTAGAATATAGGGGACTAGCAAAGCTTAAAGTAGATAAAGACTTTCCTGATGGGTTAGATAGTTCTTCAAATAAAATACCACCTATACTACTATATTCTCCATATTCTTTCCAATTAATAGGATAATCTTTTCCATTTAAAGAAACAAATTTAACTCTTACAGGTATTATTTCTGGTCCTTTTGAAGATTGTAAATTTAAAGGTTTTAAAGAATTTAACCCCGTAGGTGTTCTAGCCATTTTTATTTTCTTTATTAATTCTTTCTAATTTATCCATTTCTGCTAATAATTCAGCTTTTTCTTCTTCTGATATACCAAATTCACCTTCATCATTAGTGTTATTAACTGCTCTTTGAATTATAGTAGCCATTTTTATTAATTGTTCATCATTTTTTACACCAATTTCTAAATATTCTTTTATTAAAGGTACTATTAAGGTAGCATCACCTATTTCTTGTATTAAAGGTTTTAACTCACTTATTAAAGATGTAATTTGTTGTTTTTTAGTGGTTTGATTTTCATATATCTCATGTAGAATATCTGAGAATTTTTTATTACCAAATACTATTGAATCTAGTTGTCCCATAATTTTTGATTATAAATATAAAAAATTTTAGCTTTTAAGATGAAAAATAACCACTTTCTGAAAATATAATATATTTTTCTTTGAATACTTTGTATAGTTTATTAGCTATTTTAGTTATTTTAGGAGTTTTTACATCGATCATTTCTCTTATATAGATATAAAGTGCTTTTTTATTAAAAACATCTATAGCATCTCTTTTTCTAAATAATTCTAAAATACAATCAGCTATTTGAGCATCATATTCCTTAGGAAAATAGTCAAAAATATTTGTAGTCATATGTTTTACATATAAATCAACAAAAATAGATAATCTATCCCCTTCTTTATATCCTTTATTAAATAACTCATCTCCAAAATTATTATCTAACTCTACAAATTTTTGTGATGATTGTTCTAATTTAGTATTTAATATAAAAAAGGAATTTTCTCCAATATCCAAATTTTGATGTTTAGATATATCTCCTATATCAATAGATTCTATTTTTTTCTTATAATTTTTTTGGTTATATACTATTAACCATCTTTTTACAATAGTACCAAAATATGAATAAGCTTTTGCTCCTTTACTAGGATCAAACAAATGAATTTTATCTAAAAGAAATACCATAATCTCATGTTGTAAATCTTCTAAATTTTCAACCCCATCTGTATAATAAAACTTAAAAGTGTGTATTATATTTTCAGTTAACTTATAAAAGGGATAATGTATTTCTCTGGAGTATATATTACTTTTAAATAATGAATCTTTACTTGTATTATAAGCAACAATAGCATCTTCTGTTTCTTGAGTAAAATAATTTCTTTTCTGTCTTTTTTTCTTAGCTTCTCTTATTATATTATCCATGTGTCATAGGTTATAAATCTTTAATTTTAAATCCATTTAATAAATCCTGTATTGTCATAACTGTTTTAAAGAAAAAACCTATTTCATCATCACTCTTAAATCTCCCCTGAGCGTCTAATTTTTTTAATCTTACATCTGATACTTCTATTGCTTTAGAAATCTTATTTAAATATTTCATGTATTCAACTAAAATGTCTTCTTGTTGTTCATTCTTTTGCATTAAATTAAAAACTGCAAATCCTAATACTATTACTAATGCTGAAAGAATTGATATTATTATTGTTTCCATATTATAAATTATCTAACATATTTTTTAATCCTGGGCTTGATAGATTACCTAAGGCTTTAGATTTAGTTGTTTTATTAGAATTTATTGAGAAATTATTAGTTTTTACAGGTGTGGGATTTTCAAATTTAGGTAACCACTCTATCTCAAATTCAATTCTAGCTGCCATCATATCTGCTTGATGTAATATAAAAGGTAAAGATGTTCTTGGTTTTTGTTCTGGCATATAACCTTTTAAATATTTATCATTAGCTGAGTCGTATAATCCATCATGAGTTTGGATAGCTACCATCTCATTAAAAGTATACTTAATATCATGTTGTTGGAGAAGAAATAATGATCTATCAGGAACTGCAGAAAATGCTAATTTTTTATTAAACATATAATCCTCTCCTAATTTATCTTTTCTCCATTTATCAGTTTGAGGAATATATGCTTCATGGTCTGCATCACCCATTTTACCTAAATCATGATTAATAGCAGAAAATACTAATTCTTCAATTGTAAAAGTATTAATATCTGCTCCTTCTTCTTTCCATAATTCATATTGTTTAAGAGCACATCTAACCACTCTATTTACATGATCGATATATCCACCTGGGAATGCATTGTGATACTCTTTTTTATGTGAAGCAGGCATCATTACCTCACTC